GTTCGTCCACGCTTTTTATTTCCTGATTCGCTAATTCTTCATACTCTGCTAAATTTGCTGTTAATTTAGCCACATTAGCGTTATATTTCTCTTCCTCAAGTGCAATCTTATCTTGTTTTTTCTCTGAAAGTGTTGACAGCTCCTGTCTATATGCCTTAATCTGCTCCTCAAGCTGTACTATAGACTTCCCAATACTGCTTTCACGGTTTGCAGTTTCACGCTCGATAGCCGTAATTGCAATCTCCTTTTCTGCCTGCAATCCTCTAATCTTATTGTCTGAACTTTGAATAAATGCCTTTGCTTTTTCAATTAAGCTGTTTTGATGTCTTATAGTCTCTATTTGTCTATAAAGCTCACCTGCACTTGCGCTTTCCCATTCATCCACCATGTACCCTGCAGGGATTGAACTTGCAATTTCTTCAATAAAGGCATTTTTATTCCTTATATCCCTATTAACATCCTGCCTTCTTTGAAAGTACTTTCCTTTTTCGGACTGAATATCATCTAAAATTGCCAGTATGTTCTGATCATAAGACACCCAATCCGGTATCTCTCCAAACCAATCTTTAATCGTATTCATATCCCAGCTGAACTCAATTAAGTCTAAAATCATTGCATTTTGCTTCTTTTTGTCCATTCCTGCAAACTCGACCGGATTAAGCTGTAAAGGTGTAAATATATCTCTAAGGAAGCTTTCAGGACTTGGCACTTCCTTACCATTGCTTTTAACTGATTTGTAACTTGCCTGCGTCAAGCGCTCCTTTCTGTTAATCCTTAATCCATTATCTGTTTCAATAATTATCTCTCCCTCATTTTCACCGTTTCTTACTATATAATCCCTACTTGATTTATTTGTAAGAGCATAGCGAATTGCATCGATTACAGATGTTTTCCCCGTTCCATTTTTTCCTGACAGCTCTACAGACTTTCCGTCAGCCTCATACTCTTTTATTCCAAATAAATTTTTAATCTTAATCTTTGTAACTCTCATATTGTTCTCCTTCTCTATTAAAAAATCGCTATCGCTAATATCGCCAAATCCAGTACTATAAGCCCTATCAATCCGCCCCAAAACGCTTTTTCAATGCCGTCAAGAGCATACTCAAGCTCCTCAATTCTTTCCTTTAAGGCCCCTATCTGCTTATTGTGTCTGCCCTCAAGTGTTTCTATCCTTTTTTCTATTTTCTTCCCTGACCACACATCCGGCACAATTACTTTTTCTTCTGCTACCTTAGACATTTAAATCCTCCTTTACTGAGAAGCTTCTTTCCCAGTTCCTTATCTTCTAACAGTTCTTTCAAACTTCTTTTTTCAAGTGTCTTACTCAGTGCAGGACTGCAGAGTATCACTCCTAAAGCACTGTCCGTAAGTATCTGCCCAATTGTTGCAGACATATCATGCTCCACTCTTTTAATCCTGATAGACCTCTTCTTTTTCTTGCCGTAAACGACTTCCTCTCGCTCTTCTACTACCTTTAATTCGCACCAGTTGTGGTACTTCTTTTTAACAGTAACCTCACAAATTACATCAGTGGGTATGGCACTTTCTCCGCCTAAAAGTTCGCACTTCATCATGAACTTATCGCCCGGTCTTATAGCCTCATGGATTTCTTTATATTTTAGTGCGGGTAGTGGACCAGGACCGTCAAATACATGTATAAGCGTGTTATTGTGATGTACTATCATATGCGTTTCCTCGCCTGCGCCAGTGCCTCTTCCTCCGTGATGTAGAAGTAAAGGTCTGTAGAGCTTACCCTGAACCTGTCTGTTTCAAAATTTTCATCAACTGCTGATTCTCCTAAATTAAGTTTAAAATCTCTGTTTTTTAGCTTTACACTGTTAGGGCACTCATCATCTTCCAGCGATTCTCCGATCGGGGTTATGCCATTGATATACAAACAATTGGCTCTGCATCTTCTTGTAGTACCTGAATTTCTTAAAGCAGCCCAAGGTAGCATTATTTCAACAAGATATTCATTTCCTTCTTCATCTTCTCCTATAGTCCACGCTGTAAAACTTCCAGTATCAGGACACACAGGATAAGCGCCCACTGTATTATCAAACTCAGCTGTAATGATGTTTGTGTCCTGAAGGTTTGCTTCTGTTAAATTTGCCTGTGCGAATGATGTACCATCTAAATCCGCCCCCTCAAAGCTTGCTTCTGTCAAATTAGCTGACAAGAATAGTGAATTTTGACAGTTCGTTTCATTGAAGTTTGCACCCCATGCATTTGCGCATGAGAAGTCTGTGTTCTTTAAGTTCGCACCTTCAAAATTTGTGCTGACCAGTATCGCATCTATAAAGGTCGCACCCTCAAGGTTTGCGCCTTCAAAATTTGCTTGTGATAAGTTTCGCCCTGTAAAATCAACGCCTCTCAGGTCCATATTTGCGAAATTTTTGTTTAAAGTCTCTTTTAAATCCTTTTTCATTTATCCTACCTCTCTTACTATCTTCCATCCTGTGCCTCTTGCAGGCCTTCGTCTTTGACTTGCAAACTCTGCAGTTTGTATTTTTATCCTCTTTGCTATCCATTTATCAAAACCGGCTGTGTCAAATATTATTGTTGAATTTGCTTTAGCCGGATTTACCTTAGTAGCGAAATCCTGTTTCGGGTCCCTATAAGCTTCCATAAGCAAAGCCCTAGGAAAACCCATACACTTAAGTTCCGATATATTCATAATTGCTTTTGGATACTCCATAATTACCTCCCAAGCATTCCCATATCTTTGAGTGTTGAATAATACTGCAACATTTCTGAACATTTATCTTTCGGTATTCTAAAGCTACTAAAATAATTGCCGTTCCTTGTTATATGAAAATTTTTATTTGCTATTATCTCTGTTGGTATAAAAAGGATATAAGGATTGTTTAGTTCACTTCCTTTTTTCCTCTCTAAAAAGGCAACTATTATATCGGCTTCAGAATTTCTAAAGTCCCAATACTCATTACCGTTCCTTGTTAAAAAAGAACTATACTTCACATCTATAGTCAGCCCATCATACGTGAAGTCATATATAGGATTGTTCATCTTGAAGTTGTTATTTATATCAACCGCTTTCGGTACAAGTTTTTGAAACAGTTCTTCCGCTGCAACCCCTTTTTTCATACTTTCGGACGCAAACTCTATATGACTATGCTTATTTATTAAGCCCCTTTTCAAAAAATGCATGAACAGAATATATGCAGGAATCCTGCTCTCCATTACTGTTTTTTGAAAATCATTATTGGACTTAAAAATCTCTTCTGCTTCGTTTATTGTCATCTAATATTTTTCTCCTTAGTCTAAAAAGCTATGAACTAAACTCAATATATCCTTTACATAGCTTTTAAAATCCCATCCTTCTAATACGCACACCATTCTTGTAAATTCAAGCTCTTTTATAATCTTGTTTCTAAAGGCCTCATGTGCATTCTTCTGCAACTCTACAGGGTCTACAACCTCTTTCTCTTCTTCCTTTACTACATAGTTACTTACACTTAGCGTGTAATCGTTTTGTACTACTTCCTCATATGTGGCTAAGTACTCCAAGTTATTTTCCGTATCAACGAAAAGCACGTTGTTATCAGTCCTTTGCTTCTTAAGTACCAGTATGCAGGTGGCTATCTTTGTATCAACGAAAGTATCACCCTTTATGTGTATAACCTTTTCAATAAAGTTATTATCCACAAAATACTTTCTTATCTTGTACTCTCTTGCCTTCCTGTATAAGATACCCGGAAAGTTAAGTATTATAGCTTGTCCACTATCCTTTAACTTTGCCAAGCAATGAGCTATAAACATATAGTCGGCTTTGCTTGCAGGTGCTAAGCAAGGTAAGTTTTTAAACCTTTCATCCCCTTCCATCTCTTTTGTAGGCTCATACTTAATGCTAAATGGCGGATTGGCTACTATAAGGTCAAATTTCATATCTTTAAATTTATCTTCTTTTATAGTGTCTCCAACTTCACCTATAAAGTTATTAAGATTGGTTTTAGCTTCTTTTAAAGCTTCCTCGTCTATCTCTTGACCATACTTGACTACATCATCACCAAATACGCTAAGCAAGTATCCTCGCCCACATGTAGGGTCGTATACGTTTTTATATTCCACATCCACGAAAGACTTAAGTTTTTCCCCCAACTCTTTAGGCGTATAAAAAACACCTTTTGACTTGAACTCATTCCTTATGGATTTAATACTGTAATCCTGCATGGTTCTCCTAATCTACCGCGTACTTATCCCAAGTACTCTCATCAAAGAAATTCTTACCCATGAAAGATATTTTTCTATATATCTCGTTAGGACTATGCGGTACTCTGAGCGCTGATTCTTTGCACCCTCCGCCATTCGCCATTATTTCTTTGACAACTTTCAGCTCCTCTTTTGTCCAAGGTAATGTTTTAGATATATAGTTCTTCCAAGCTTCCTTATCGTAAAGATCGGCGCCCATAGCGATTATTTTTGCGGAAACTGATACGCTTTTGCGGTTTAATGCTTCCGCAATTCTTACAATCTTAGTGCCTGCAGCCTTAAGCTCTGAGAGTGTGGCTATCTCTTCTAAGGTCCAGCCCCTACGCGGTGAGTAATCATTTTCTTCTTTTTTCATGCATCCGCCTACCCAACCTTTTCTTCTTCTGTTCTCTCAATCATCGGCAACACATCCTTAGACTTCAAAAAGTCATATAAGAATAACCTTCCCTTTTGAGTCCAGTACATATGGGTTTTGCTTCCCTGTGTACCGTCAGGGCGGTTATAATTTTGCGTTTTGGTCTGTGTATAACCTTCGCTCTGATACTTCGCATACAGGAACCACACTCCGCTCTGCTTGTATTGAATACCGAACTCATACAGCATTTTATTGAACCCTGTTGTACTCATTCCGTAGTCTTTTGCTATCTCTGTTACTGATAAAAGGTCTTTGCACTGTAAAATCAAATCATAATATGTAGCCTTTGGTGTCAGTTCTGCTATTTGCTGGTCTTTGATTTTGCTTTCAAGTCGTAGAGTACTAAGCTCCTGCTCTGCTATCCTTAGCGCCCTCGCCATTATCTTTTCGGGGCTGTTATAGTCCTTCTCTACCTGTATGAAATACTGCCTTGCCTGCTTACCTCTCTCAGTCCTTTGAATCATGCAGATTTCCTTTGCCATATCAAGCTTGATTAGGTGGTCAGTAAGCTCTCTACTGACTTCTCTATCGCCTTCGTTTTGAACTTGGACAAATTTGTCTGAGTTGAAATCCTGTCCCTCTGTGAACCCATACTCTGCCATTCTCGGAAACCACTTCATGTAAGGTGTTTCCACTCCCAAGACCTTGTGCAACTCTCTGCCACTTACTATCGGTTCTAAGTTCGTGTTAATTTCTATCTTTATTATTTCGTTAATAAAATCACCTCCATTTTTAAACTGCCTCTTTTTCTCCTAAAAGTTCCTCAATCGTTACCCCAAAATAGTCGGCTACTTTTTTCAAGTTTGCTACTGTCGGGGAACTGTTATCCCATTTGGATATAGCGCCATTCCCGAATCCAAGTTTTCTTTCTAAAGAAAATACAGAAATACTATTCGATTCGCACAGCTTTTTTATAATTTCATACAAGTTATTTAATATCCTCCTTTTTAAGTTATTTCTGTTAGAAAATATTCTAGCTTGTGTATTGACATTCATTAGAAAATATTCTATTATTTCCTTATAGTTAACGAATAAATTCATATGAGCCCTTTTTAAACCCCATAATTCGCAGTTATGGAATTTTGCTACTAGAATATTTTCTAGCACTGAGTATATATTACTAGAATATTTTCTAGTTGTCAACTACTATTTTAGAAAGTTTTCATGTGGATTTTTGGAGGTGTAATGGAACTTAAAGATAGAGTTAAACAGTTGGCCGATAGAAAGAAAATTAGCTTACCGCAACTAGAACAAGAACTAGGCTTTGGTAATGGAACCATCGTTAAATGGGACAAGTCAATCCCGAAAGCGGATAAATTAAAAAAGGTCGCAGACTACTTTAATGTAAGTATGAATTATCTTATGGGTGATACTCTGACGGATTCAGATTACAAAGACATAGCAAAAAGTCTTGATGAGATGATGGAGCAACTTGAGAGCGGAACCGACAGCCCTTTGATGTACAACGGCCAAGAGCTTAGTGAAACTTCAAAGGCACTTCTTCGCAATGCCCTAGAGTATGCACTTACAGAAACAAAGAAGGAAAATAAGGTAAAATATAATCCGAACAAAAACAAAGGGTGATAGAATTGAATACCGAAAAAACACGCAAGAAAATAAGAACAATCATTGCACACTATGAAAGAATGACTGGAAGTAGAGACCCTATTCGGATTGCAAAGTTTGCCGGAATAGGAGTTATAATTTGTCAATTAGATGAACTATCGGGCTTTTATAAGTTGATAAAACGCAAGAAATGGATATTTATCAATGAGGATCTGATTGATACCGATATGTTTAGAGTGGTAGTCGCACACGAACTTGGCCATGCTTTTTTGCATAGAACTAAAGAATGTGCTTTTATAAAAAATCACACCCTACTACTTACATCATGGGTAGAGCGTGAAGCCAATATGTTTGCAGCTGAATTACTTATACCTGACTGCGAACAAGATACTATTGTATATCCCAAGGAATTGTTGGATATAAAAAATAAATTTTAGAGGGGAGTAAACTCACAATGAAAAGGAAAATTTTAACAGCTCTTACTATTGGGCTAACTGTGCTTTCTACAACTCCAGTTTTTGCAGGACAATGGAAGCAAAATGCTAAAGGTTATTGGTATCAGAATGATGATGGTTCTTATCCTGCAAGTGCTTGGAGAAGCATTGACGGAAAATGGTATTATTTCAAACCCGATGGTTATATGAATACCGGATGGATAAAAGTTAACGGTCAGTGGTATTACTGTGAGCAGTCAGGTGAAATGAGAACTGCAGATCTTCCAACCGACGTGATGACTTTCAAATTTAATGCAGACGGATCTTGTTCTAATTTCTATGCAAATAAAACTCCGTCTACGCAAGCGGGTTGGCCAAATTACGGTACATCATCATTATCTACTTGGGCAAATGCAATACTTGAAGGAAATATTGTTTACTACAACGGCCAGTATTGGGCAACTCCAGACTATGAAAATAGCATTAAAAATACACAGGTGGTCTATTATCATGATATCAGCGGAACAAACACTCCAACTGTAGATCGCTTTAGCTTGGCCAATGCAAAATTTGATATACCTCATCAAGAAAACAATGAGAGTTTGACAGGACATACAACTGATGAAGTTGATTAATAGTTCCTCTTGCATTGTATGTAAGAAGAGTCTTTTTCCTTGTGTTAGGCAAGGTAGTTGAGCTTAGAGGGAAGTTTTAAGGAGGTGAAAATGGCAAAGATTATTGCTAACGGCATGGAAATATCTATACAACATATTGATCAAAATGATTATATATCACTTACTGACATTGCTAAGAAAAAAAATTCAGAATTTCCAGCTGATGTTATAAAGAACTGGCTTCGTGTTAGAAATACTATTGACTTTTTGGGGGTCTGGGAGCAATTAAATAATCCAGATTTTAAACTGGTCGAATTCGACCAGTTTAGACAAGACTCTGGATCAAACTCTTTTGTGCTATCCCCTCAAAAATGGATTAAATCCACAAATGCTAAAGGAATCATTTCTAAATCAGGGCGCTATGGCGGAACCTATGCGCATTCTGATATAGCATTTGAATTTGCTTCATGGATTTCCCCAGAGTTTAAACTTTACATAATAAAGGATTACCAAAGGCTAAAGAAAGATGAAACTAATCGCTTGCAATTGGGCTGGGATTCAAAAAGAGAATTGTCAAAAATTAATTACTCTATACACACAGATGCTGTAAAAGAATATTTAATCTCTCCGAATTTAACAAATGCAGAAAAGGGATTACGATATGCAAACGAAGCTGATTTACTAAACATTGCACTATTTGGAAAGACAGCACGACAGTGGAGAACAGAAAACCCGAATAAGAGTGGAAATATCAGAGATTATGCTTCCGTAGAACAACTAATCGTTCTTACTAACTTAGAAAGCTTAAATGCTGATTTTATCAGAAATGGCATTCCACAGGAAGAACGATTGGTAAAGCTTAGAAATATCGCCTATTATCAATTAAATTCTTTAAATAACAAAGATGTAGCAAGCAGGTTGCACATAGATAATATAAATTTAATTGAATAAAAACTTTTTTACCACACAGGCATGCTATCTAAAGTATTCATAGCTTGTACTTGTTTTAAGATGCTTTAAAACAAGATTCTAAGTAATATAATAAATAAAAAATCCACCCGGTACGCTAATATCGGATGGACCACATATACATTGCAAAGCTGTCACGCTTGCAGTATACGCCTCGCAAGCTATATTGTACCACTGTAACAGCTATTTGACAATGCTGTTATTTTTATACCCAAATTTAAGGAGGTACATATGGCAAAGGCTAAATACACCAAAACCAAGTCAGGATACTTTCGGACTAAAGTATGGGATGGAACATATAATGCGGACGGATCTAAGCATAGAATAGATGTCACATCAAAGAAGTCCAGTGCCGATCTGGAGAAAAAAGCAAATGAAATTAAGAATCGTGTAAGTCAGAATGACTCTATAGCTTCAAGTACAGAAACTGTTTATGATTACGCCCTTTACTGGCTTGATACCTATAAATCCGTAAAATCAAGAAATACATACCTCTCATATAAAAGAACTATTGAATATCACCTTCAGGACTTCTACTCTCTTAAACTACAATCCCTTACAAGAGGACACATACAACAACTTATAAACTCACGATTCGATAAGCCTCGCACTTGCAAGCTTATAGCCCTTGTAATCAAGCAGGTTGTAAAGTCTGCTATAAAGGACGGTATACTTGCTCCTGCTTCTTATGAGGTTATATGCACTGATATAGCATTACCTAAGTATACAGCAAAGAAAAAAGCAGTTATAAAGGCTGCAATACTTGATAGCATACTTGATATAGATTTTACAGATAGAGAAAAATGTTTCTTGTACGTCATATACGGTTGTGGCCTAAGACGTGAAGAAGCTCTTGCCCTTACAAAAGATGATATAGACTTTGATACATCAGAAATAAGCGTATCTAAAGCCCTTTGCTTTGACGGAAACAATGCTTATATTAAAGAGCCGAAATCACAACGTGGTTACAGGCGCGTGCCTATGCCTGAGTTCTTAAAAGAATTCTTGCAAGCCTACACACAAGTATCCGGATATAATCTTATCACTAAAAAGGATGGTAATGTAATTACTGAAAGTAGCTATGTAAAAATGTGGAAGTCAATACAGAATAAGATAGATAACAGTTTAGGTATCGGAACATCAAAAGGAGTTACAGCACACTCTTTCAGACATAATTACTGTACAAGACTCTGCTATCAAATACCTCTGATCAGCACTAAAATGATAGCTAAATTACTGGGAGATGATGAGAAAATGGTTATAGATGTATACAGTCATATACTGGAAGAAAAAGAAGATTGTCAGTCTGCAATTGCCAATATTTTCGATTAAATCTGTGCGACAAAATTGCGACATTATGAAATTTGCGACACGTTTGCGACATCAAAATGACGCAAATTTTAGTCAAATCAATGTACTACAATAAATCAAAAAAACGGCTCAAAGCCTTGTAAATCAAAGCTTTGAGCCTTTTCACACTGATGAGACACCCGGGACTCGAACCCGGGACAACTTGATTAAAAGTCACTCTATATTTAGCATATAAATCGGCTATTTATAAGGCTTCTTGTAAATTAGTGCGACATTTTTGCGACATCTGATATTACTCTATAACTTCGTATTTACTTAGATCGGGCGCATCGGTATCCAACTCTTTTACATATCTGCCCTCAGAGTCTACAAAGAAATAAAGCTTTTCGCTTGAGTCTTCTATGTAGCCATTTCTGGCCATCAATCCACTTTGGGTAAGGTAGTAAGACTTGCCGTCAACATCCACCCACTGATTTGATATCATAGCGCCGTCGGCAGGATTCATATAGTACCAGTCTGTGTCCTGCTTAAACCAACCTTTTATCATACAGCCTTTCTGGTCGAATACATACCACCTTCCGCCTATGTAAGCCCATCTGCCTGCTATGCGACTGTGTGGAGTATCAGCATACCACCACTGTCCATCTTTGTCCACGTTCCAACCAAGCGGATACTCTACCTGCACGGGCTTAGACTTCTCCGATTTCTTACCGTCCTGCAAGGCTATAGCCGTGTGGTGGAACTCATAAAGTAAGATATCACCTCTTTTAAGGTATTCGTCAGATAGCAAGTACTTAGGAGATGATAGCAGTTCAAATTCACCTGTCCTAAGCAATGCCGCCGCCTCATTGCCTGTGTAAATATCGCCCGATACTCTTATGCCTGCTGCATTTACACATACCGCCACCAAAGCACTACAATCAGTTTCACACGGTGTCTTTATATCCTCTATTCGCCAGCCGTTAGACTTTGCAAGGCTATATAGAGTGGTTCTTTGATTTTGGTCGTATCCGATATTATTATTCTTGCAGGCCTTTTCCGTAGCTACTGCTATCTTCTCTGCCTTTGCAACATCTTTGCACCTCAAAACCTTGTTCCATGGTCTGTTATACCACTCACGGATTGCGACCTCTTTGCCGTCCTGGTCTCCTGCCGTGCCACAGCTGTACCTGCCTCTTTCATCTCTGCTTGCCTGTCCTATTTTAATCATACCCTATTCATCCTTTCTCACATCAAAAAAAGAGAGCCTAAGCCCTCATTATTCCTTGTCCTCAACCTCTATAAATTCACCTGTGTTCTTCTTTAGGAATCCCTTTACAGTAACCCATACCTTACGTACAGGTAGTCCCGATAAGGTCATATTTTTAAGTACCGAAAGTACCTCATATATTATGTAAAGTAGTGCAAAAAACTCCATTACAGTAATATCCTGTAAATGCATATACTCTCTTAAAGTATCCGGTACAAATCCTATAAGATTTACAGGGCATAATATATCTACAAATACCAGGCATACCAAAGATAAAAGCATGCCGATTTTGCGAATACCACCGTCGATACCTACACTGGAATTAAAGCTTCTCTCTTTAACAGCTCTTAAGCTTCCAAAGACCACATCCATTACAATCATAATTACTACAAGCTGAAACAGAATATTTCCTCTCATAATATCAAAAACAGGTTTAAAAATATCAAAATGCATTACTAATGCTCCTTTCTTTGCAACAAAAAAGCACCGATTAGGGTGCTTTAAAATACTTATGAAATCTGCTGTTTTAGTGCTTCCTGTAACACTTGAGAAAAGTTTATATTTCTTTCAAGTGCCGCCGCATTTAACCAAGCCGGTAATGTCACTGTTCTGTTTACAGATTTATTCACATTGGCATTTCTAATACTTGGCATATAAACATCCACTAACACGGCTCTTTCATTATCATCTAATTTCATATCACACAATCTACTTGCAGGTGGTATAGGTTCTCCGTCCTCTTCAAGACCGTTAAGTACACACCCTAATAAATCTCTGGCGGATAAAAGTGCGTCTTTTTCATCCTCACCACTTGTAGCACAATCCAAGTCAGGAAATGTTACCGCAATCTCTTTCCCGTCCTCATATGTAAATATAGCAGGATAATAATATCTATCAACTTTCTTCATATAGCTCTCCTTATATAAAAATATGTAAATCATCAGGAGGGAAGCCCCCCGTCAGGGTTATTGAAACTTTAACCCTGACTGTCTTTCAATGCTTCTAAGTGTTTTTATTGGTATGTCCTTAACTGGATCCTTAACCGTTGTTCGTCCCTTTTTAGTTGGATGTTTGAACTGTAAGTGACTTGTTCCAGTTTTAGGTAATTCATACCAACCATCTTCTTTTAGCATTTTTATCACTTCCCTTGATGAGTAACTTTTCATTTCTTACCTCCTTATGACTATATAATAACACATATAATTATATTTGTCAATAAGAATTACGCATATTTTTATATTTGTTATAGCTACATCATCAGGTACTCATCAGTTTTTATGAACTCCTCAACGAATGTTCTGTACTTCTCAGGTACTTCATCAATCGTCATCAGTCCATATTTAATCCTCGATGCAAAAAATCTAACATATACTTTTATTTTCTTCTTACTCATTGCCTTCTCCTTCCTCGCTTCCCATAAGCTCTGCTACCATATTTGACAGTGCGTCTATACGACCTGTAAGTATGGCCTCAACCTGCTCCACTCTGTCCATCGCTCTGAACATCAATAAAGCTTGTATCTGTGTAATGGCTCCCATCGCATCCTTAATAAAGTTGATTGTTATGCCCTGCAGCTTCAGACCTGTTACAGTTTTCTCTCCGCCGTCACTTTGAACTGTCATAATCACTGTATTTGCATCAGTTAACTTGTCCTTAAGCTCGTCAAGCTTTGCAAAGTTATCTATCACAGTTACAAAAGTGTCTCCGTAATGTGTCGATAACTCTATCTCCGTCTTATCTTTTAATATTAGCTTACTCATTTAATCCTCCTAATTTATCAATTCTATCTTTGTAAATGTTACACTGCCTATAGCACTCGACATGTTATCATCACTATATGCATCCGAACACAGTGCTACAAATCCATCTTGATTTATGCTTGATGTATCAATAACTATCTCATATGTATCTCCATTATATGTACTACCTATCCTTTCAGACGAACTATGCATTTTATACATTCCACCAAGTAACCGGCTTCTGTTTCCCGCATCGTACAAGTTTACATATACCATAACTCCAGCCATACGATTGTATCTACCCGTATACATTCTTACATCTAGTTTATATGTTATTTTTAGCTGCCTAAAGAATGTAAATAATATTGCTCTGTCAAGAACAAATCCAACATATTGTCTATTTGCCCAAAGATGAAAATTGCTTCCTGCTGAAACATTTATAGTTGTTCCACCTGCATACCTTGAGTAGTTGCTCGCAGATGATGTTCTGTCACGATATATTCCTGCTTCTTGAAAATCCTTATTCGCCACTCCCCCCACATAAAGCGTGTTGAAAGTGGCACCGTCAAAAACCGGTCTACCTGCGCTGTAGTCCTGCATAGTGCCGACAACACCATTGATGTTTACACCTGCCTTTATGTTCCAAGGGTAGAGATTAGGCGATGATAAAAACACCCAGTTGGCATTCTGAATGCAAGAGCCATTTTTTATTCCAACGATGACGCCTCGGCCTCTTCCGGCATAGGTATCATCCCACACAAAACCTGCATCGTTATATGCAGTTAACACGTCTCCTGAGTTGCAAACCCAACGAGGTACAGTACCTTGTACACCTGCTATATCATATCCTTGTAGCATCTTAGATGCATCAATTCCAAATAAATTCTTAATTTGCTCATATGTAACATACACAAACGCTTCATGTATATTGCCATGGCCATCATCATATGGATCTCGGTGATACCACCCATTCTTGAAAAGCACCCAGATTCGATTTGCCCAATCCTCTCTGCCCTGCAAGTAGCTTACAGTTCCCCCGTATCCTCTGTCTGCAATCTGTCCTTGCACATTCACACCATTCTTGCTGGTAAAAGTGCTACCCGCTACTACCTTATCTGCTGTAGCATTTCCTAATTTGTCGGCGTCTATACAGACATGTGGATGCCCATCTGGTCGATTGTAAAATGCATTTCCATTTTGCAAATCTACATAAAACACAGGATTGGTCGAATCACTCCAGTTGTCAATACCAAATGTAGTAGATTTGTTGATTCGGTAATTATTATCCTGCGTGTTAATGGATTTTATCTGCCCCTGCTTACCAGCTATGGTGAGAGTATCAAGCATTTTAGACCTGTCTACCCCAATTGTCTGTGCAAGCACCTCATATGGTATAGCTACGCACGGCTTCCACTGCTCATTTTGTGAGTAGAAACCTTGCTCCATTCTTGCGAGATACTTTGAATCCCAATAAGCGTTCTCAAACCCTGTTGTATCTACTATATTGCCACGATTGACCATCGTGCCCTGCACGGCTTCATCATCGCTGTCAGCCGTCAGCGCTGTATAACCCTGCAGGACATGCTCTCTCTTTGCTGTCACATCGTCAGATGATACTCCTCCTGCGCCACCTCTTAAAAGTATTGCCTGTGCCATATTACACCCCCTTCATAAGTAGTAAGATATCGGTTTCAGGCTTTTTCACAAAGCAACTTATCACTATATAGCCATTATATGTATCTATCCTGTCTACACAACTCCAAGCCTTTTTTATAGCCTTTACCCTTGCACTATCAGTAACTCCGTCAGGTATCAGCAAAGATATCTCAGGCACATCTGTTCCCTTGATTCCTGCTACATCTATACGCTGTGTATATGGCCCTTGAGCGGTAAACCTTGAAGCCGTCACTTGTATCTGCCTTGTACTGCTTACCGCTTTATCAAGCTTTGCAAAATTGCTGTTAAAGTCCTCGACATTGTAATTGTCTGTCCTGTCCGGCATTTTCAGCTTTAAATTATCCGTTTCTCTCATAAATCACCTACCTTAAATCAAGCTCCGTCATTTGCTCATGAGTGTACTGCTCCAGTTCCCCATGAGTTTTTATCTCAAGCATCCTGTGAGTTGTATACCACAACAATACTTCAAGCGTCATGTTTGCCGGCACCATCTTTTCTGCAAGTTTTTCTATCTCATCTTTTAATTCTTTTGAAGACAGTGCCACTACTATAGATACGCTTCTTTTATCTACATCCACACTCAGCTTGAAGTCTCTTTCAAAGTTAACCATTGCCAGCAAGCTTTTATATAAAGTTCGATACGTATACGGCAATCTTCCCTGCATCACTGCAAGTATTCTTAGATTTCTAACATCAAGCTCATCTGTATCTTTGTGTGAGATATTCAATATCTTTTCCCATCTACTTGCGGCATCCTCGTCTTCGCTTAATACAAAACTGTTATCTACAACCTTATTTCCCTTATCCCAAAGCGCCTCAAGTTCCGGTTGTTCGGCACTCATAATCTGTCTAAACTCAAGTATATTTTTTAAGATATCAGGCAAATAATCAATCAGTTTCCTATCCATTGAATGTACCTCTTACAGCTATAGTATCCTTATCAAGTATTACATTTGACGGGCTACCGTTTAGCTTAGTATCTGCGATATCTTTAATTCCGTTTATAGCTAATATTCTGCTCTCAATATTTGATATTCTAACAACTACATTTTCTACCGTATCCCATGACTTATTAAGCTCATATAGATATCCGTCTATAGCCTTATTTATCTGAGATTGCAAAGCATTAAAACTATATCCTGCATCGTAAACTATATTAGTATCTATATTTATGCTCTTCGCTTTTACAGACTCTATATGGCATATATGACCTATCGGAGCTAACCCGTCACCCATCTGATCGCCGTTCGGGTCTACAGTTCTTTGCACATTTGATACCAATGTTTCGCTCGCAGGACCATATTCGGAATTTGTTATTATAGCAAGCACATGACCCGGAGCTTTCAGGCCTTTAGAATCTGCGGCTCTAAATATCTTACATCCGCCTACTCCGTCAATAGCTGTAATCTTTTGATAATAATCTCTTTTATTGCCTCCAAATGCCTGGCTTTCAAATGATGAGAAGTATCTCTTTCTAAATTCTTCCGTATCCTCCTCGTCCTCGCCGTACACTTCAATGCTCTCTATGCTTGCCGTTTCAAGGCCGTCTATGTATTCAATAGGTATGAGATTTCCTCTTTCGGCATTCGGTAAGCTACCTGCAGTCTCACAAGTAATATAAAATTTACCTGTACTTATCTTTTCAGACACTGTCCAGTTAAACTTTAAACTCGAAAATCTCTTACCGATATCGACATCTATATTGAAAAGCGCAACTGCTTTCGCGTATGAAGCCTCTGTTGGTATAAGACCTCTTTCCAGAGC